CTTGGAGTATCACTGCCAGCTCTATATGGAAATACTCCATGCGGGTCTCCAAACCCTTGGCCTACTACACCCAATCCATTATCATAACCAACAGCACTTGGTATACTGCCAGTTACAACTGGATCCTGCAATTCTAATCCATCTCTAAAAAAACCAAATACCCATGAACCAGGAACAAGACCAGTAGCGCTTTGCCCAACACCACTTACACATGGACTTGTCACTGGCATAATGCATGTAGCCCATGGAAGATCTTCTTTAGGCAATTCGGATGTGTCATCAGTATGATACCCAAGGCATCTCACCCGCACACGCCCTTGTTGTAAAGGATCGCTTACATCTTCAACTACAGCAGTAAACCAATTGCTAATATTCATTATGCGCTATCTTTAATTATTTTTAAACGTGAAGTATATACACCTTCTTTAAATGTATGAACGGCAACTGCCACTAAATATTCTCCGCTAAGAGATAGATCCAATTCTTCAGTGTTGGTCTTGTTGATATTTTTATTGTATTCCGTAGGATCACTACTCTTAGGAACTTCTATTTTAATTTTACGCCCAGGATTAAGTCGAAAGTCGCCAAACACTTCAATTTCATGATTCATACTTTCAAGATTTGCTAAGTATGATTTGGCTCGTCCAATATTTTCTACCAGCGGCCCACTTGAATTGGGAGCTCCATTGCTATTTGCACCAGTATTTACTGACAACAAACTGCGGCTAGCATCTGGACTGCCGGTTAAGTTTGCGGCTGGGCTCGTCTTTCCTTTTGAGAAAAAATTCATTGCTTGCCCATATGCAGTATTTTCAAGCAATCTATTTTTTGCAACAGTATCATCTTTGCTATAATCAAATATCTTGCTAATGAAACTTTTCTTAGCATAATCAGTGACATCAGTACGATTTGCAAATCCACCTTCAGTAGCCTGCTTAAGTTTATCCAGCTTAATATTGCTTTTCATATTGAGTATTCGACTCATTGATTCAGCATATGATTCTGGTGTGGCCGCCGTATTTTTTAAAAACTGATGATAGCGGTATGTTGAATATAGCGGGCCTTTAAGCAGCGTTGACAATGAAGTAATCAACACAACTCCACTTGATATGGTAACATACACAAAGAATGGCGCACCATTAACATCATATGCTTTTTTACGCAACCATTCAACGGCTTTAAGTGGACTCTGAATCGTTAGTATGCCGTCAAATGCTGTGCTGCATGAGCCTCGCACAATTACTTTAGTTACATTCAAATCATTTTCAAAAATCTTTCGTATATTTTCTGCTACGTTACCTTTGACACTGCGACTAATTCGTTTAAGCATACTAAGGTATCCATAGTCACTAACAGCAATCAAATTGTATTCCTGTGTACCTATATTGGTAACCGTCTTTTCATAATTTGGATATTCCTTTACAATAAAATTGATTTCAACATCGCGCTGCGTTGTATTTGCAGGATCTCGTTTTTGTCGTGCAACATCAACTTTTTGCAATTTTACATTTATAATTTCCTGCCCACTAATTGCAAAATCTTCAAAGAAATTGATTGTATCTCTGATACGTGCATTAAAAATTACCACTGGTGAAAATAATTCTTCAGTGATGGTAAAAGAAGTTACTATATTTTGTATATCGCGCGATTCGCCTTTAGAGTTTAGTATGCTCAATGACTTGACGGTATATGCAGATGGTATAAGAGAAACATTACCATCTGCGCCTACTCCTTTGGGAGTATTTCTTGACAGCGGAGAATTGTCCATACTAAATTAAGAATTTAAAAGTGTAAAATATGTTTTGGTAAAGTCCCGCATTATATCTGGTCTGACTACTTTTATCTTTCTTTTGGCATCATTTTCAATTTGCTCTTTTTCATAATTGCTAATACTAGGATTATCAATTGTATTTGCTTTAAGTACGTCAAATGCGCTTACTGGATAAGTGATTGAAGAATCTAGTGTGTCATACTTAAAATATTGGTATGCAGCATTTCTATACAATGGCCAAGTGAATCCTTCACCGGCCGTCAAATATTTTTTACCAAACATATATGATTCCTTTGCATATGTGCCATTTGCAACAGTATTATAGCCAGCATTGGGTATAGCAATGTCTATAGTTTTAAATGGCTCTATTGCAAGGTCAATCCATTCTTCTTTTAATGCTTCACAAGCAGCATATGCAGCGGCCTGTGTAACGGAATTGAACGGGTTGATCCATTCCAAAACATATTCGCTACTACTTAAAAATGTATTGCGCAGCTCAAAAGATGCTGTGTTGGCGTATGATTGAGTTGCATGCTCATGAGGCGTTATGTTGTATACCACAGCTTGTAACAAATGGCGGTCATACTTTAAAATATTAGCACGCAAGTCGGTTTCTGTTGAAGACAAAAACAAATAAGGTAAATATTTTTCATTCAAAGGAACAACTGAAAAGTCGCTGCGTTGTTGTGGAATAGAACCCACAGCGGTCAATTCTGGACTAACTGCAAATGAACTGTATTTGTCATATTCATTGCCAATCATTGTTTCAAAATCAAATGCTGATAGCGGCCATGCATTATTGAGCCCAGCTTTAAGAGAATCGTTTAATATGAAAATGCTCCAATAGTATTGAGGAGTTTGATATAACAATTGTGATATTGTATCTGGACGATCTCCATCCATAATATCATAGTATGTATAGTAACTACCTTTATCTTCGTTAAGATTTGATATATCAACATTTCGTGATATGTCGGTTAAATTTACATATGATCCTTCTCCATCAATGTCATATGATAATTTTGGAAATTGTGAAAAGAAATTTGTTGCCATAAATTAAGCTGGTGTGTTTGCAACAGGAGTTGGTGTAGTATTAGCCGAATTGCTGTTTACATCGCTTACCGTTGCATCTGGAACATTATAATTTGCAAGGAAGCGACTCTTATCATACGGTTTGTCTTCAAGAAATTTAATATCATCTTTAGTAAGTGCGCGTGACTCAATGAACGTTAATGTTATTTCACTGTCCAATGGACTGCCATCTGTTCGCCATACATTTGCAATACTATTGTATGTGCTTGTCATGCTTTCCAAATAGCATTCAAACAATTTAGGTAAGTATTCGATATCATTTCCAGTTACGCCATTTACAAATTGAATGGTCCATGTAGCAGGATATTGCAATTGATATGCATTTCCCTTAGGGTACAATCCCAAACGAAATGCTTTTGAAATTTTATTTATTTGGTCAGATTCGGCCGAAGATACTGAAATGAATTTAAATACAAATGAAAAGCGACGAGTGCCCGTTCCAGTAAATTGAGTAGTTATGTTTTTATTTAGTGTAGCGCCTACACCAATACTCACAGCGGATTGTACTTCAGCACCAGCTTTAGTAAAGCTGGCAGTCAGACCTTGTGCCAAATTTCCTAAACCCTTTGGTACGCTCCCAGTAATTGCGCCTATGCCAGCATTTACACCAGCTTCAATATTACCTCCTGCACCAAGGCCTGCGCGAGCCGCTGCCATACCAACTCCGCCAGCAAATCCAAGTTCGGCATCGTTGTATGTTGCTGCATCCGCAAAAGATATATTTTGTGGTATTGGCATACATATAGCAACACTGGAACCCGGTTCAGTACCAAAGCTTTGAAACCTAATCATTGGACGCCCAGCTTGTGCGCCGCGAGCCGACGTTGCAACGCTATTCAATTCAAGTGGGTATACTAATATTTTTGCGGACATATAAATATTATAACTATTTATATGGCATATTGCGGCAAATTTAATCCTAAGAATCTGGGAAAGTATGAAGGAGATTGGCGCCGCATAGAGTATCGCAGTCTTTGGGAGCGACAAGTTTTTCGTTTTTGTGATGATAATGACGCAATTGTGAGATGGAGCAGCGAAGAAGTAGTTGTTCCTTACCGTTGTAAAACAGACAACCGTGTTCATCGATATTTTGTCGATCTTAAAATTACATTTAAAAATGGCGACACGTATCTTGTTGAAATAAAGCCAAAGAAAGAAACGATTGAGCCGAAGAAAAGAGCTACCAAAAGCAAAGGATATCTTACAGAAGTATTAAAGTATGTTAAGAATATAAGCAAGTGGGAAAGCGCCGATGAATATGCAAAGCAGCGCGGATGGAAATTTGAGGTTTGGACGGAAGAAACGATTCGAGGTATGGGAATCAAGCTGTTAACATAAGTGTATAAATATACTTGCGCTTATGGCATCTAAACGTCCAACTCTAACAACAGGATTTTCATTTCAAAAGTATCATGAAAAATTGTCTGCTAGCGGAATTGAAGCTAAAACTGATGAGTCACGTGCATGGTTTTTTAGAAAGCTAAAAGGACTTAGCAACATAGATCGCAAAACACTTCTTAAAGATCAGGCGCTCAATCCTATGGCTCGACCATTAGCTGGTCGCATGTTTATGTTCTTTTATGATCCAAAAGGAAAAGAAGAATTGCCATATTACGATAATTTTCCACTTGTTATAATGGTAGGAAAAGCCAAAGGTGGATTCTATGGACTTAACCTACACTATCTTCCCAACAAGTTGCGTGCACTATTTTTTGATAAGCTTCTATCATTTACTAACAATAATAAGTATGATGAAAGCACAAAGTTCAAGCTAACATACAATATGTTGAGTAGTATGCAAGCTCTTAAATACTTTGCGCCATGTTTTAAACATTATCTTTTCTCTCACTTGCGCAGCGTACCTGTGGAAGTACCATCAACGGATTGGGAAATTGCTGTATGTTTACCAACATGGAAATTTGTTGGCAGCGATAAGGCGGGTGTATGGAAAGAATCTCTTAAACAATTTTAACCATGTCATCCATTCAAGACTTACAAAGTGTAATTAAAAAGCGTGCTGGTTTGGCACGCGGCAATCGTTTTAATATTATTATCTCTAATCCAATTGACGATGGAAAAGAACTTAACCTATTGTGTGAAAGCTGCACACTACCAGGGCGACAAATACTTACAACAGATTTCTCTGTTTGGCGCAATGAAAACAAAGTACCAATTGGCTATACTGATGAAGACGTCACTTGTGTGTTTTATTTAACAAATGACTATTATGTTAAAGACATGTTTGACCAATGGCTTGTTAAGATAATAAATCCTGTATCATATTTAATTGAGTATACTAAAGAATTTGCAACTACTGTTGTGATACAACAGTTGGATGACAAGGACCAACCAATATATGAAGTCACTCTTCCATATGCTTGGCCCGTTGGCGTTAATTCCATTGAATTAGACAACTCCTCAGAAAATAGCCTTCAAAAATTAACAGTAGTATTTACATACAACACCTGGTCATCACGAAAGTTAACCATCGTTGAGCCATATGTAGGAGACATAAACACCGACATCAATCAGTTCACAGCATAAACATTATAAATTAAATTATGGCATTACCAATCCTAGAATCCCCAAAGTATACCGTTGAAATTCCTTCCACAAAGAAGGCAATTGAATATCGCCCATTTCTCGTAAAAGAAGAAAAGATCCTGTTGATGGCCCAAGAGTCGCAGGATTCTCTCGAGATGTTAAATGCAATGAAAAATATTATTCGTGCATGTACATTTGAAAAAGTTGATGTGAACGCATTAACTTCGTTTGACCTTGAATATATTTTCCTTAAGTTGCGCAGCAAAAGCGTTGGAGAGATTAGCAGCGTCAACATCAAGTGCTCCTCGTGCGAAGCGCCAAACCCAATTGAAATTAACCTTGATGAAGTAGTAGTGAAATTTGATGACTCGGTATCAAAGACAATTATGATTACTGATGTGGTGGGTGTCAATATGCGTTACATCCGTGTTAAAGATATGAGCGCTCTAACTGATGATAAAAAGAGTCAAAGCGATCTTATCAATGAAGTTGTTATTGCAAGTATTGAAAGTATCTTTGATGCTGAAAAAGTATATTCAGCTGAAAATTCATCAAAAGAAGAATTGATTACCTTTATCAACAGTCTTAATCGTTCCCAAATGCAAAAAATTGAAGCATTCATTTCAGCAGTTCCTGCACTTAAACGAACCATCCAATTTAAATGCAAAGGCTGCGAACATGATAATCAACTTGAACTGTCTGGCACTCAAGCTTTTTTCGATTAGCCCTCTCACATGAATCATTGGTAAATTATTTCCAAACTAACTTTGCATTGATGCAGCACCACAAATACTCATTAAGCGAATTGGATATGATGATACCATGGGAGAGGGAAATATACATTTCGCTGCTTGTTTCGCATCTTAAAGAAGAAGAACAAAAACGCAAAAATAGCAATTAAACCACAATGACCAATATAGAAAGTAGTCAATTAGACGAAGTAATAGCACAGCTGAGAAGTTTAAACTTTTCACATGATGTGTTGTTGGATGCTATTGATGATAATAACAAATTGGTAGCTCGAAATATTATAATCAACGCGCAAGCCGAAGGTGAGCAGGTTGATAATGGAGGGCGTCTGTTAGCAGTAGTTATCAGTATGCGCCGAATGGTAACTGATATTAGTCTTAGCAGTAGAGAGTTGTTGGAATTCTTTACCAGCAATGATATGCAGCAAGAAGAAAATCGCAGAGATCTTCTTGCTGC